AAAGACATTGACGCATCTGTCGGTAAGGACTCATGGTCAACATAGTAAGTGTCATTAACTGGTTTGTGTGCTGAGTGTTACGTCTGCCAAGTGTTTTGTTTGCACGTTCAACGGGAATCATCTTCTCCCCAAAAATCTTGGAAATCTTTGCAGAAGTCATAGTTGAGAAATGCTTCGACATTCCCAACAAACTTTGTTCTATTTGTGCTAATGCATTCATGACCCTGAAGCTCCTCCGCCACCTGCTGCTGCAAACCTGTCATATGATGAGTCTGCTGTAGAGTTATTGGCTATATTCAGGGTATCTAACTGTCCAGTATTATGAACAGATGTAGTTCCCCAGAACACAGAACTTGAGTCGTTGTCTACTGTAGAAGTTCTGTTCCGAATAGAAGAAAGGTCACCCCCATCAGTAGCATCCCCTGTTGATGCTATTGTCATGTTGTCCATAGTATCTAATGTAGCAGAAGCATTTTGTCCACCAACAACGACAGCTTTAGTTCCATTTGTAGCTATGTCAAAGGCACTCCTTACACTTGTAAGGTCACCAAAATCTGTACCATCATCAGTTGATGTTATGTTGAAATACTCTACTGTGTTTATGATACCACCACTATTTGCACCACCCGCAAATAAAGCTCGTGAGCTATTTCCACAACTACCTAAGTTAGCCCCTGCATGTAGGTTGCCCCCAGTAGAAGCATTCCCAGTTGATGCAAAAGTTATATATCCATATGCTGTAGAATCGCCTCCATTTCTTCCACCGACACCATTAGAGAACACTCCTCTAGTCCCATTTGAACTTGCTCCATGAGCAGACCCAGTTGCATGAGTGTCTCCAAAATCTTGAGCGTTCCCAGTACTAGCAGTAGTAATGTAATCTATCTGAGCTATATCACTACTGCCATCATGTCCTCCGTAAAAAACAATACGACCACCCGCACCACTCGACTCAGCACGACAGTACCACATTGTGTTACTAAGGTCACCAAAGTCTTGTGCGTTGTTAAGACTTGCAATAGACACATAATCCATTACATTTACATACGCACTTCCTGTATAGCCACCACCAAATACTCCTCGGTCACCTTGCCATGCGTTTACAGAACTCATTTCAAAAGTGTTGTACTTTGCTATGTTAGCTTCAGTTATAGTGTTTAACTTTTCAATATCACCTATTGCTATCGTATTAACTTTTTCTATTTCATTAGCCATTATGCGTGCTCTATAACATCCATACTAGGGTTTATGTAGACCACATCTGGGCTTAGTGCTATACCTACAGCCTGAACGAAAGCCCCGTCTGTAGTAGGAGCAGTTTCAGTTAAAGCTCCTGCTGTTTCTGATAGGTAAAGAGTTGCCCCTGTAGTCCAGTTGTAAGTGTCATCACGAATAAAACCATGTAGTAATATAGTTCCAGTAGCAGTATCGCTAATTGCTGCAGGAGCAATACCAATTACTCTAGCAGTAGCATACGCACTAGCGTCAGCTTCAACTACTTCTGATGTTGTTGTATGAATACAAACTAAATCAAATGCAGATATTGCTCCACCTGCTAACATTTGTGCTGTTGTTCCTGTAAATGTATGGTCAGTAGTTCCCAGTAATGGAGTACTAATATTTACATGTTTGGCTTCAGATAAAACAATTCCACCTACAGTAACTATTCCTGAAGTAGTATCGTCTGCATCATTCTTTATAAATGCGTCATCAACAGCTAAAGTGTTTGTTGATAGGGTAATGTTTGTCCCTGCTACAAGTGCAGTCTTAGAAATTGATATAGCTGCACTAGCATTTACATCTGCATCAACTATAACTCCAGATGCTATAGCAACAACTCCTGCGTTAGTCATAGTAGCGTCACCTGACAATGCAGCTGCAGTAAACCCTGTTCCATCACCTATAAGAATTTGTGTGTTAGTAACTGCTTTTGATGAAAGAACTCCAGAACTGTTTGCATCTCTAACAATAACAGTATTAGCTGCAGAGTTAGCTATCTTTGCAAGAGTTACATTAGCATCAGTTATGTTAGCAGTTACGACTGCATCATCAGCTAACTTAGCAGCTGTAACTGCATCAGCATTTATCATAGCTGTTTCTACAGCATTGTTTGCTATTGTTACTGCTCCATTTGCAGCTATTGTTATGTCGCCACTAACTGCTACAGGATTATAGTTTGTGCCATCACCTACAAGAACATGACCACTTGTGTTAGTTCCCATAACTAAGTCATCACCAGTAATAGTTAAATCACCTGCTACTGTAACTCCACCTTTAAATGCTACTGTTGAACTAGCTACAGTTGCATGTGGTGTAAATGTTATATGGTCAACAAACGTTCCTTGTGATGCAGCGTCATTACCTATAGCAAGTACGCCATCAGTTCCAGCGTCTATTCTCCATTGGTCACTTGCATCATCCCCTTGGTCAGCATAAAAATAAAGAGGAGCAATTGCTCCTTCGTTACCCCGAATACTTAATGCTTCTACATCTATTTCAGTTAAATGAATTTTATCGTCAAATTTAAATCGTCTTTTAGAAGCCCCACTAACAACCTCTACGTCAAACTCACCTGGTGTAGCGTGAGCATAACTCCAATAACCATCAGAGTTAGTTGTTATGCTAGAGGCTTCTCTAGCTGTGTCTGTTGCGTTTTTGTTATATATATGAACGACTGCACCAGAGACAGCATCTCCTACGTCATCAAAAACAAAACCTGCAAAGTTTATAGTTGGAGCTGCCACTATTATCCTCCTAGTCTTGACCTATCTCTAAAGTTGATAGCGTCTCTTGTGACCCCTAAAGGGTCTTGTTCTAAATCATCTTCGTCTACAAATATCAATGTTGTCCCCTGTCCTGCTAAAGCCTGTCTTGCAAATATATCTCTAGCTTTAGTTTCTGACCCTAATTCATAGTGATAGTATACACCTTGTACGTTAACAGCTAAATTAGGTGGATTATAAAACATAAAGTCTATTATTAAACCACCTTTATCTAATCTGCCACCCATCAACGGTGACTGGTAAGTAAAGTCTTCACCAGGTTCGTATCCTAGTTCTATTAAAGATGCGTAAAACATCCATTCAGGTTTAGAACCTGTCCAATTATCTGGTGGTATTGTTAAAGAACTTTGTGTAGTCATTAGCCATCCAATAGAACTACCCAAGATACTTTGTCACCACTAGAAGCAACATCAACATACAAAGAACTAAAAATAACTGTTCCACCTACATCTGCAAAGTTTATCTCTAAAGTATTACCTGCAGATAATTCATACCCATTAGATGTAGTTATTCCACTATCTCCAAAATAAGAAATGCCAGAGTTTGCAGCAAGAGCTTTTAATTTTATCCACCTAACTTTATTAGTTGTGTTAGATAATTGTTGCTCCGTACCTGACGTAGCCACAGTTGTTGTTCCTGAATTAAGTATCATGGCTCTACCAATGTAATCCTTGATGAACCTCGTTCATCATGTCCTGTATATTCAATTCCTGTTGCAGAGGTTACGTCTACGTAATAGTTACGTGTACCCCCACTATCATCTCTAAATGTAAATTCAACTAACGTATTTGATTCTATAGCTGATACCAATGCAGCTCTTAATTGTTTAGCATCTTTACCTTTGTAAGTTTCATTTAAGTTTACTTCTACAGCATGACCATACTTAGCAGCTAATTTCTTTCTGTATTCAAGAGTAAGAGATACCACATCAGGAGATTTTTTCATAATTGTTATAGTTGTACCTGCTTCTCTAGCCAATGTTATCTTAAACTTTATAGCTCTAAATGTAGTTCCTAAGTTAGAACCAAATGTATAACTAGTAGTGCCGTTACTAGTTATTGTTCCCATGCTTGTATAGTCTTCTGAATAATCAAGAGCATACTGTACAGCTACAGTTTCGGTACTAGAAGCATCTTGTACTTCTACTTTTAGTTGTAATGCTAACTTATCTACTTCAGATTGTTGTGCATCAAACCAAGGTGTTTCTAAATAACCACTTGTATCATACTCAAACCTAGATAACTGTGAAGGATTAAGAACATCAAATGGAACAGATTGATTCCATAGTTTACCGTTAAATCCCCACCATAATCTGTAGTCACCTTTACCTGCATTAGTTACTAACATATGCTTAACAGCTTTAGCTGCTGCAGATGTAGTAGCAGACCATTTAGTTTCCCACCCAACATCATTCCAACCTATGATTGATGAATGTCCAGTAGAAGCATCTATAACTGCTGTTCGGCTTCCTTGCCCAACAGGAACATGAAAAGACCAGTCTGTACTAGCTTGTGCTGCTGGAGCAGTAGTTGCGTCTATTGCAGCTAACAATTCTGTGTGTGTACCTACTAGTTTTTTAATTGTTCCTCGTTGTATTGCAGGCAATCCATCATCTCTATCTGGACCCATTACTGTTACGACTGCATTGTTATTACCATTAATATATTTATATATGCCTAAACCACTAGGATTGTATATTGCGTCACGCCATCTAACAGTCCCTACACCATTAAATTCATGGAAAGGTAATTGAAATTGTGTTTCAACAAATCTTCCGTTAGCCATATCGTGTGCATACAAGCCTACTTTAGTAGCTGCATATATAATTTGGGTTCCCGTAGAATCTCTACCTACAAATAAATCTGTAACAAATCCATCTTGTACAGGTAGTAACGCATCATTAACAGGTGTACCACCAATAGTAAGTGTGTACCAAAGCTGACCACCAGAATCTATTCCCCACAATCTGTCATCCCAAGATGTAAGAAATTTAGCATCAGTTGTTTTGTCTGTAACTGTGGTATTAGCAGAGTAATAACTATATCCACCTGTATGAGCAACGACTATATAATCTGTACCTGCCATACTAATAGTTATGGAATCTGTTGGCGTATCTGGAAAACTATAAGCACTACCACTATTAGTTAATTGTGTAAGAAAATCTGCTCCATGAGATTGTCCACCTTCTGAATATACATAAGGTCTTTTATCAAACCCTACATATAAATCACTTCCTTTTTCAGCTATAAAAGTAATAGCACCACTAACAGCAGTAGCATCTGATAGCTGTGCTCTTGTCTCTGTAGCTAATGCAGGTAATACTAAATGTCTTCTATATCTTAGTTGTAATGTAGAATACCAAGCCTTGTCTGCATCTGCAGGTCCTTGCATACGTTCTACGCCTATACCACCACGCCAATCAGACCAGGATATAACAGATGCTCTTGTTTGTGAGTCTCTGGTTGTATCCCCAATAGTAACCTTTGGTGGATACAAAGAAGCTAATGTGCTTTGTACAGGTCTAGTTAAAGGAAAATATGTACCGTTAAGGTATATTTCGTTTTTATCTAAAACTTTGCTTACCATTATTCAACTGCTCTACCTGTTATTAATAATGGGAACGCACGTTTAGCTTGTTCTGCTAATCCAAACCAGAAAGCTGCTGCTTGTCGTAAAGCGTCTGGGTCTGTACTTGGACCACCTGATGCTGCAGCAAACGCTAATCCTGTAGCTCTAGCTATAATATATGAATCGTCTATTTCAGTTGTAGATGTATCAGTAGTTAGCAATGCAGGCTTGTCTCCACCTGATAGCTTTATCATACTGTAACCAACTTCTGATTCAGCACCATCATTTAAAATTAAATCTCTAGCACTTCTGTCTATCTTCCATAAATGTTTAGGAAATATTTGAAATACAGCAGTATCGTTTTTAACTACTTTAATATCATCTAATCGTATTTGACACGCACCTAAGTCAGAATCATATTCTAATCCTATAGATATAATTGCTGTATCAAGTTCTGGGTTAGCCAAAAAGATGCGTACATAAGTCCATGTGTCTGCTGATAAGGCTGGAACAGATAACGTCTCTAATGGAGACGCACACGAAGCAGAATCGTCAAGTAATATCTTTAAGTTACCAGCAGAAGTAGCAACTGTACTTTTAACCCAACATTCTAAGTAATCATATTTACTAATATTTTTACTAACTATTGAGTCAGTTGCTATGTCTCCAGCACTAGCACCAGCAGCAATAACAAACTTGTTACAACCTGTGCCTTGTTTTTTATCTTCTGTATCTACTGTTACTGTAAAGTCTGAGTCAATAGTTTCATCAAATGCAGAATTACAACTGTGTAAGATAGTAGAAGTAACAGCACTTCTATAATAAATACGATTAATAATTGAGATGTTACTGGGAATATCAAACCTTAAAGTTCTTCCATCTCCAAACAAAGCTGTGTGTGGAGAACTAGACATATCAGGATATTCTATTGGGTCATATGCCTGACCTGTTACGTCTACAACAGCTTGATTAATAAAATCATTAATAATCTCAGGGTCATATGGTTCATTATATATTTCGTATGTATCACCAGCAGCCGTAGCAAAAGATAATGCTTGCTGTAATGTTAACCTGTAAGCTGATGCTGTATAGTCACTAACAAGCCTAGTTTCAACATTACTAGAATCACTAGTATCAGAAACTATAATCCACCTACCGTTATAAGTATCATCACCACCGATAAGGTTAGTATCTATTAATGTAGTTGTTGAACCTGCATCATAAGCAGTACCAGTTTTTAATGCCCCTAGATTAAAACCTATAGACTGTCTAAGTTGTTTTCTCGTTCTTCCCTGTACAGGCATATCTTAACCTCATTTATCAGAAATTCCTTTAGCTAACAAGTTGTCCATCTCTGTTTTTAAATTAGCTATTTGCTCATCTTTATTGTTAAGTAATCTTCTTAACAAATTTATTTGTGCTGTTTGTGCAGCTTGTGGATGAGCTTGAAACGCTGCATTAATATCTTCAGTTGTTAAATTAAAATCATTATCTGCCTGATTTTCAATGACCATTTATATTCCTTTATAATATATTCTATTGTTTGTACTCTCTCTACGTTTCTCTGCGTATTCTTTAAATTCTTTTATCTGCTTACCTATTTGTTTCTTTTGCTCAGAAGTAATAGGTTTCTTTTTGTCTTTAACTCTACACTCGATTAAAAAGTTTTCAAGTGCTTGAGCTGCCATATCTTCTATATGAGCTTTAGAAATACTAGGGTCAGCAGGAATCTTAACTACCTGACCTCGACCTGTTTCTGGGTCATTAAATTGAAACGTATGCACAACAATGGACACCCCAGTTTTTCCGTTATAGCCAGCAGTATTGCCGCCTACATACGTAGAACCTTGAGGTGTCCAAAGTTTAACAGAATCCAATTTAATATAGATTCATTAACATTACAGTATGGAACTCATTGTCCACACCAGCTTTACCATGTAGTCGTCCAAGAGCAGGAGTAGTGTCAGCAGCAACAGCAAGTAGTTGACCTGCGTGGTTTGAGCTTGCACCTACTAATGTACCAACTGCTGGAGTACCATCAATTTTAGCAGTAGCTAAACCTGCTACCTGAACCCAACCATAATAGTCAGCTTCTAGGTCAGCAGCAGTTACACCAACAAATCTACCTGCAACAGCAGCAGGAGCAACAACAATGTCCTTATATGGACTCTTGATAAGACCTGCTGCATCAGTACCTGCAGTTATTGCAGTCTGAAATCCATCAGGTTCATCTATTGTAAATGTTCCAGTACCAGTAGATGCAATTAAAGGATGAGATTTAATTTTGTACATTTCATGTGGAGTAGTACTAGCTAAGTTAAAGAATAAGTATCCTTCTGCATACAAATTTTTAGCTGCTGCTGTAGCACCCAATGTAATACCAATAGTAGTGGCACCTACTGCAGGACTAGTTGTAATTACCAAGTCTTCATCATGATTACCTGCTGGAGCTTCTGAAGCTACAGCCAGACCTTCTGCAACTGCAGTTCCTCCGTTAGCTACGTAACGAAACTTTCTGCCATCAGGGAACGCCATTTCTGCACCGAGAACTTGTCGTTGGTCAGACGTGGTTATTTTTTCAAAACCATATCGACCACCTTGAACTGGATTAAAAGACATATCAAACCTCCTAAAGGTTTATTTATTTACAGGGTTTACCCCTGCGACCAACCGATTTTATTTTAAGAACCCTGAAAGCCTCGGTCAATCTTTACAACTTTCAGGATTCTATTATACATCAGGGTGTTCAGCTTTCTTATGAAAAGCCAACTTAGCCCCAATACCAGAACTATTTTTAGCTTCTGCTTCAAATCCACAGGAATTACAGAATCCTTTAATAGTCGTAGGTTCTTGAGCTTTCCAATCAGTTTCTCTGCACCATTGGCACGTACAACTTTCTTCTGGTTTCCAAGGAAACAAACCAATTTTAGCTTTTCTAAGTACATAATCAGGGTTGCCTGGCACTCCAGTTATAGTAGTACCAACTGCTCCACTAATTTTACCTTCGCTATTTACACTAGCCTTATGTCTAAATAAAACAGTTTTAGCTTGCCAATCATCTATATATTTCATAGCAAAACCAGCATTAGCCAAGTCTACTTTTTGTTTGTTTCGTTCAGTTATATTTGCCATTTATACCTCTACTTTATGTAGTTGCTAAGTCACCAATTTCAAACAATACTGCAGCTCCTTTAGTGTCATCTAATTCAAAGACACCATAGTCTGCTGTCATTACAATTTCTGTAGCTCTAAGAGAAGCATCTCTTTGTCTTTCAGTTCTGGTTTCTACGCTAGTAAGAGCTGCTAATGCAGTCTTGTCAGCAATAACACCATACCCTGAGTCATTACTTCCATCCTTTTGAATGTTTCCATCTTCAAAAATTGGTACACCATTAATTGGTCGTAGACCACTATAAAAGTTAGATAGCAAATCTGCTGACCAACCTGATGTAATCTCAGCGTTGTTGCCTGCAGTTGTTGCTGCTTCTTTAGATAGAGCTGCAATAGCATTTGGGTGGTGAAGTATATATAACTGAGAACCAAACTTGTTTGCTTTAGCGTTAGAAATAATTGCATGTACGTTAGCAGCAGTCATGCTTCTACCGTCAGCCCCAAAGTTACTTGCGCTATTTAATCCTGTATAAAGAGCAATGACATCATTGTCTTTCTTTCGAGCCATTCCATCACCAAGCTGTCTTCCAATAATTGAGAAAACATTGTCAGCTGCTTGTCTTACAAGTTTATCTGTAAGAATAACTTTAGCTCCAACCTCACTAGCTGTAAGGTCAACTGTTGTCATTCCGATATCTTCTTCGTCAATAATGTCTATTCCGTCTTGTAGGTCACTCATTGTCATTGAGCCAACTTTAGGAACAGTAACTGTCTTAGCACCTTTAGGTAAACTAAATTGTTCTATAAGTGCCAATGCAGGTGCATTATGTTCTTCTGTATACCTAGCTGAACTAAGTATTATTCTCTGGGCATTTTCTAAATTTCCAGTTGTTGATGTCTGAGCCATGATAGCCCTCCTGATTTAATTCTTAAATTTTAATTAACTCAGTAGCCCTTTGTGCTGCTGTTTTTGTTAAACAACTACTACCCTATAAACCTGTAGCCCTTCGTGCTGCAGCAAGTGCATTCGGTGACCTATCACCTGAATTGTATTTGTCTAACCAACTCTCGTTACTATTAGAAGCACCAGGTGTGCTTTGACTACTGTCAAAACTCTGTGGTGGAACTAACTTTGCTTCTAGTTCTGCTATTCTAGCATCTTTAGCTCTATTAGCTTGAATACTTTTAGCTGCTTCTTCCATAGCTGGAGGAGAGTCATATTTTTTTAATTCTGCAAGGTCGCTTAACTTCAAGTCATATTTAGTAGCAAAATGTTCTGCTGCTGCAGCTTGACCTTGAACATATCTAATTTGGTCTTGCTGTTGTTGTGCTAACTGTGTTTCACGACTTTGTTGTGCCATCCATTGAGTAGCAATTTGATTTGCTTGGTCTGGCAAATAACCTTGTTTTTCTAATTGCTGTGCATATTGCCCAGCTTGTGATTGAAGTTGAGACTGCTGTTGCTGTTGTTCATATGCAGCATTTTTAGTTTCAAGTTCTCGTAATCTAGTTTCTGTAGTTTGAGTGTCTTCTTGAGGTACTGGGGTTACTGGAGGAGTTTCTGTACTAGTATTTGCTTGTTCGGCTACAGGTTCAACAGGTGTTTCTGTTGGTGTTTCTGTTGAAGTTTCTGTATTTTCAGGTGGTGGGGGAGTGTCAGTTACTTCTTCTGTAGGAGCAGAAGTATCTGTAAAAGTATCAGCTCCTTCAAATTCTGAAGTTACATCAACTAGTGTGTCTCCATTATTATTGTCCTGAGTAACTTCAGGGGTACTTGTATTGTCTTGTTCTGCCTGATTAACCATTATTAATACCTCATATAATTTAATTTATAGTATACATGTGTTGTCAACGTGGAATGAGCCCTACGTTTGAAATTGCTGTTGTTGATGGAGCTCTGCCATAAATTCTATTTATTACTTCTTTACCTCCTGGAGTTACAGGACTATAAAAATCACCATACCAAAAAGCTAAAGTTTCATCTACTCCATTTGGGGCATTCATAGGTGCTTGATTTTGAACATATAGTTTTCTTAATTCGCTACGTCTTTTAACTAATGTATTTATTTGTGGGTTACTACGTCTTATTTGATTTTGTGTTCCTGTATCAGCATTTAAATAATCATTCCATTGTTGTGCTATTTGAGGTTGCCTAGCACTAAAACCAGCATCATATAAATTATCAATATTGTTACCTATACTCCAGTACTCAGATAAAAGTTCACTTGCTTTTTGATACATTTTTTCTGTTTCTGTATCATCTGCTTCAAGACTTCTTATAAAATCATTATAAGTATTATCACCTTGTGCTTCTGACCTTAATCTAATGTTTTCTTTAAAATCATTTCTAGCTGCATTGTATTTATCCCAATCTGATGAGTCAGGTGTTTCTTCTAACTTAATAGATTTAAATTCTGCAATTAATAAATTAACACCACTCTTACTAGAATTTGCTCCATTATATAATTGGTCATAATATTGTTCTCTTTCTTCTGGAGCACCTGCTTGTACAGAATTTTTAAATTCTTTTTGTATAGCTATTGTTGCACCTTCATATTTATCATACTTAGCAGAACGAGCCTCACGCCATTCAGAAGGAGACAAAACATCTTTTCCTCTTTGTCCATTTCTCCAATCACTTAATTTTTTGTCATTTTCATCTTGTTCTAATTTTAATTCAAAATTAACTTCTCTAGCTAACTTTATAGCATTACTTGTATCTTTAGCTGAATAACCAAATTCTTCTTGTAGCTTTTCTTGTTTACCAAAAAATATAGCACCACTTCTTTGTGGATTAAATGACTTACCTAAAGCATCAAAAAACGGAATACCTTTTTCTGGTTCTTTTAATTCTTTTTGAAATTCTTTATATTCTTTATCATCTAATTTCATAATAAATTCAGTACGTTCTGTCTGATTCATTTCTTCTCTAAACTTTTTGACCTGTTCTTTCATAGGTCTAGGATTATCTGCTTCACTTATATCTGTAATTGTTTGATATATGTAATCAGCAAAAGATGTAGTTAAAGTTCCTACTCCACCAAACATACTTTCAGATAAATGTTCTAATCTTTTAGGACTACCGATAACATCCATAAATGGTTCAGGAACAGGTAATGATTCAAAAACACCTGCTGCTTCACGAATTGTTTTAGATGTTGATTTATCGTATTGGTCTTGCAATGCTCCTTCAGTTTCTGCTTCAGAAATAATTGGAGCTTGTCTCCAAGTATCATACCCACTAATTTCTTCTACAGCAGTTGTAAAAATTTCAGGAGCAGGTATTTCAGAAATAGGAGATGACGATTTAAAAATTTGATAAAAGAATTTGCTCATATCTGTATCAATACCTGTGTCATCAAATGCTTCTGAAACAAGCGTAGCTGATTGAAATAACATATTCCATTCTCTTAATCTATGAGGAATAACTAAATACTTAGGTTTAGGGCGTTGTGTTATTGGGTCAAGAATTAAATCACCATTTTCATCTTTATCTGGTGGCAACATAAAAACTATACTGTTGTATCTTACTTCTTCAGGAACATCATAATACAAAGCTGTTCCATTAAATTTAAAAGACTTATTCCATTCTTCCATAATATAGTAATAAGCAGCTACAGCACTTCCTACTCTTAGTGCTACCATTTTAGGTCCACCACCTACTATATCAAAAGATTTTCCTGTTATACCTCTATTATTAATACCAAGTGTCATGTATTTTTTTAATTGTTCAGTTGTACTTCCAAATTCAAAAAGTGGTCCATTTGCTACCCTTTTTTCTATAGGTATAGGTCTAATAACAGGTGTTAAATCAATTCCAAGAGCTCTGAATGGAACTTTAGCACCTTCCATAGTTGCGTTTAAAAATAAAAGATAATTATTAGCTAACCGAATTGATGAACCACCACGACTAAAATCTAATGTAGCTTCTAAACTATTAGCTCCAGCTCTACGAGCACCCTCTGTATCAGCAAAAGGTTTTTTAGTATCAGCAACAGTATCATCAAATGCTTTGTAGTTTTCGTATATTTCTATTCTTCGTTGTTCATCAGTTAATTTATATAATCTTTTTGCTTCTGCATCTCCAAATGTTTTCCTTAAAGATTTTTTAAATACAGCTTCTCTTGGTGCTGACTCGATTGCTCCACCAACACGTCTAAATATATTTGCTCCTGTTTGAAAAACATTTTGAGATAATATGTTACGTAAATGTTTTGTGCTAGTAATAAATGTTGCATTTTCTGTTTGGTCTACATCAGCTACAGAACGTTTCATTTTATTAAGAACTTTACTATCTCCAGTAAATCCTCCTCCTGTCCATCCACCAGAAGCTCTCATAAATTCAGCACTTTTTGTTTCTGTTCCTTTAACTATTGCTATAAAGTTAGAAATTAAATCACGCCCAACTTCATGTGGTAATACTCCACCTTTAATGGCAACAGTTACGGAGTCTATCAACATATTACGAACCCAAAATACAGGGCTTAATGTTGTATACATAGAACGATACCAACCATTAGTCATAGCAATAATATGGTTAAATTCTTTCTCACCTTTTAATGCAAGACCATTTCTTCCATTAACGCTGTCCCATAATAATTTAGGAACTTCTGTTCCGTCTATATCTCCAAATACAAATCTTTTTCCATCTTCAAAAAATGTAAAGTATCCAGTTTTTTCTTTTTGATTGTATCCAGGTTTTTTTAAAATAACTTCACCTGTCAACCTACCTGAAGAATCTTCAACCTTAGTAACAAAATTCTCTGAGACATCTTTAAGACCAAATTCTTCTTTATATAATTTAGCTATATCTCTAGTAGCTCTGTTTTGTTGTATTGTAATTTCATGTTTAACCAGACTGGCAGCAAATCTTCCTCCAAACATAGATTCAACAACAGCATCTTTATGCAGTTGATTAGTTAATGAATTAATTCCCGTATCTACAATATTAGTATCATTAGGTGTTTTATTGTTAAATCTAACTTTAGGTGATATATCAAAAGAATCTACATAATTAATAGGGGCATAGTTAACATAAGAATCTCTTAGTGCGTTAAATTCATTTAAATCTATTATTCCTTCGTCTAATAATTCTTGACGCTGAGCTCTATACATTTCTTGATATTCTTCTACTGTTTGTTTTATACGAGCTCTTTTTTCTGGTGAATATTTTTCTCTTAATAAAACTCCATTTATATCTGTTCCTTTTTCTAATGCGTCATCTATATTTGTACTACCACCAGTCATTTCATTTATTTTTTTATTAGGATTATCTCCTAAAGGGTCTGTCTTTCCGTTTTGTTTTTCAAAAGCCTTAGGTGGTTCTCTATCTGGAAATTTCTTTTTAATTTCAGAAAATCTTAAAGCCTTAATTAAATGGTCTACATCAGTTGCATTAATACCTTGTTTTACTAAAGGGTCTAAACTATTTTTTTTAAAATTATATAATCTACGTGATGCTCTATCTGTACCTCTATTTAAACTATTATTTAATGTAACAGCAAGATTTTGAAGTGATTCAGTAAGTCCTAATTTATCAGATATATTAGCTCCTCTTGCTTGTATATCAGATACAAATCGTACAATCCATGCAGAGTCATGAGATTTTCCAAAGAAATCAACTAACCAATCAGCTGACCCAACACTAGGAAATCTATCTGTAATACGTTTTTTAAATGTTTCGTATGCTTTATCTCCACCTTGAACTAATTTACGTTTTACTTTAGAACTATTTATAGAATTTGAAATTGCTTCAAGTCTATTTCCTACAGGAGACTGAGCAAGACTTGCTTGATACGATTCAAAAGTCATATCTTCTGGTCTTGGATTAAGATTAAAGTTTTCAATTTCTTTTTGACCAATAGGTGTTTCAAGAGTGTCTAAGAACTCATCTTGTCTTTGTTTTGCAACAAATCGTTCTGGTGGAAGATTAGCTAATTCTTCATTAGTTCTTATACGTATCCTATCTGGAATAACAGCGTCATCATTAATTGTTAAAAACAAATCTGTTTTTCCATCAACTTCTTTAGGCTCAATATTAAACCTATTTTGTACACCTGTTTTTCTTTCAAAAGATTTATTAATTAATCTTAATTTATCAGAGGCACGTAAAGCACTTCCTGATACTCCGACAAATGCTTTGTCTCTAATAATATTATCTCCATAAATTAAAGCTCTTTGAGTTAAATTATTTAGTTGTGGTAGATTAATTACTCTATTAGTGCTACGACTTGTTGCACTAATTCCTTTACCTACAGCTCTAAAGGGAGCTTCAATAACTTTAGCTAACCCTTCTTCTATTAATTCAACTGGTTTCAAAGCTATTTCTGTTGCTCGTAAAGCTGCTCTAGCTGTTGGAGACTTTGCACCTAACGCACCAGTACGTGCTGCTTGTGCAGAAGCTCTAGCTGCTCTAGCAGGCGGCAATGCAAACCAAGGAGCTTCTTCTAACAACCCTCTAACTCCAGGTGGTTGTTTATATAGGTCTTCTTCTATTAATCTCCGTTCACGTTGAGTAAGAGGTTTACCTGTTATTTGTTCTTGTTTATCAATTTCTTTTTGTACGTTTTGACTTCTTCTTGTTTCTGGTTCAAATATGTCAAAGTCTCTATTTAAGTTTTCTCCTAGTACTTCTAATGCAATATTTGGAATACCAACTACTGGATTCTTTAATAACAATTGGTCAGCTAATGCTGCTGGAGAAAACTTGCCTTCTGGAGTAACATATTGGTCAACATTAAATGTGACATCTCCTCTACCATACTGACCAGGAATGTCATACCATGGGACTTCAGGGGCACCAGGAGTTTCTTCAAATCTAATTGGTAATGGTTCTATTAATCTACTAACTGCAGGAATAACAGCTCTTTGCTGTATTGCTTCTAGTCCTTGTAATGTTTGTTTAACTCCAGGCAACCCTACAGCAGTTTCTAATCCAGGCTGTAAATATTCATTCCAAATATTAGACATAAATCCACCGTCTTCTTGAACAGGTTGTGGCTGAACAGGTGGTGCTATTGGTTGTATTGGTGGTGTTACTGGTTGAGATGTTCGACCATAAGACAACTTTTCTCTAGGAGTGTATTGATGTCCTGGTATGTGTGGCATTAGTAATATATAAACCTTGTACTAGGAGAAAATCTATTCATAGAAGTACCTTTTTGATAAGGACTCATATTTGAATATCTTTGTGTAAAAGGATACTTTTCTAAGAAACTAGAAAACGTAGACATTTTAGATGGGTCTGTTCTACTAGATAATTCTCTACCTCGTTGTCCAAGATACTGATTATATACATCACTAAATTGATTTCTAAATCCTGCTCGTGCTCTATCTAACGTGGGGTCAGGTAATGAACGACCAAAGTTTTGTCTACCAACTGCACCCATGTAAGCTGTCTGAGGTTCTGCCTCAAGCATTGTTTCATAGAAGTCATCAAATGTATTGTAGTTAGCCATATTAACTCCTTAACCTTGTGCTATTCCTGCAGGTCCATATTGTTGATTAGTAAGTGGGGTACCAAATCCTGACATTGGTTGATAATTTGGTGTAACTAATGGTTGAACTCTAGCTGAAGCAGCTGTAGTTGCTCCAAGACGATTAATAGGATTGTAAGGGTCATATGCTGGTAATCCTGGGAATGTTGGTGGTGCTAATGAATAACTTGCAGAACGTGATGGCATATTTGGTGCAAATGATTGCATCATTGGTTGTTGGTTGAAAGCACCACTAATAAAGTCTGCAAATCTTGAACTTCCTCCTGTTCCGTATTGCTGTTGCATAACATCATAAATATTTCCTAACGCACCAGTTCTTTGTCGTGTACCAAGTGCAGCTTGTGAGGCTTGTAAAACAGCATTTTTTAAACCTGTAGGGTCTGATGGGTCACCAAATGTTTCGTAGTACGAAGGAAACCTTTGGTCAAGAGTACCACCAGGAGCATATCCTCGTAATGCACCACCAAGATTAGCAAACTCTTGTCTAACTTGTGACAAATCTGCTCGTTGTCTATCTCTTAAATATCCACTAAATCCACTACTAGCATCTACCCCTTCCTGTGGAGCTATTCTGCCTGATGCACTACCAAGTAAAAATCTACCAAACGCTGGAGTAAACCCTGTACCTAACGCATCTTGTGCAGCCAATCTACTACCTAAAGAAGCACCAGGAAATTGAGATAATTGATATTGTTTAAAAGCATCTACTGGAGATAATGACTGTTGGTATAGGTCATCATAAAATCCACCTGTTGTAGTCATTGGTTGCATTGGAGTACCACCCAACACTTCACCATATGTAGCAGGAGCTCTCATAACTTGTTGCATTGGTTGTCCTGTAGCTTGTACTACTGGCTGTCCAAATTGGTCTGTAGCTGTTCTACTAGGACTTATTGATGAACCATAATTAACTGTTGGCACAGGAGGAAACCATGTTTGTGGAGCTCCAGGAGCTGATGGTGGAGCTGATGGAACATCTTCTGTTTGGTCATCAAGACGAGCAAAAAATTGTTCATCAGTCTCAGTTATATTTCCAAATTCTCCTCTGGGTATCCACTCTCCATTACGATATATATAAAGAGATTCTCCCATCCTACGTTCACCCTCTGGAATTAAATTACCATCTAAATCAAATGCTTCTGTTCTTCCTTCAGTTCCAATTTTATTTTTATCATTAACTTTTGATTTTACAGTTAATAACTCTGGGTCTGCAATCCCACCATTTTGAACCGTAGCTTCTGCATCATCAGAATCTACATCAACTGGTTTAGGTTTAACTGGTTTAACAGGTTTAGCACCTTCATCTATAACCTCACCTGGTGTAGCATAAGTATATCCTGCAGTAGTTCCAATTGTTCTATCTCTACCTTGTAATCCTGTAGGTCCACCAATACCCATATCAAATATTGGTGGTACTTGACTTGAAATTATTGGTTGTAATCTTTGGTCTAATAAACCCTTTAAGTTATAACCACCCATTCCTTGGGTTCCACCAAAAGAAATATTAACATTGGGGTCTGTAGCACCAAATGCTTGAGGTTGTGCTTGAGCAAATTTTTCTGCCATTGTTGCTCTTAGGGCTTCTTCCCTAGCTTTTTCAGTAGGTTCTTTAGCAAGTTCTTCAGGTGTAACATAGTCACCAAGTATTCCTGCAGCATTTCTATAATCACCAGCAGCATCAGGTTTAAACACTAAATCTTTGTCAACCGACCTATATTGTCCAGTGTTAGTAGTAACAGCTTGTTGGTCAGTTTGTGATTTAAGAAAATTATAAAAGTTACCTAGAGCAATAGGTATTTGACCAAATGAACCACCACCAGTACCTACAGTAGACAATCCTATTTGCTGTGCAAGCTGTTCTTCTGGAGTTAATGGTTTAACATAACCGCCAGCATATTGAGGAGCACTTAATGGGTCAAATGCTACTGGTGGTGGTGGTGCAATCGGGTCATACATTGGTGGGTTAATTGGTGATATACCATAGTTAGGATTAAATTGATAAGGGTCTAGTAATGCTAATAATTCAAGTTCTCTTGTTCTTTCTCTAACAGGGTCTAAATCAAATGTTGGTTCACCTGTAAAACCTGGAACATTTTGTACAAAATCCATTATTCCACCAGGTACACCTTCATAGGTATCAAATGTTGAAGGGTCACTAGGGTCAAGCCTAGATAGTGATGTTGTTAAAGGTGTAGTAGAAGTATTTTGTCCCTTTAAAGCACTTGTTATAGCGTTACCTGCAATCTCTGGTGGTAAATTACCAAGAACAGCTAAATCTTTGAAAGCGTCAGGAATATCACCTATATCCATTGGTTGATTGTCACCTATATCTAAAAAGTCATCAAAATAACTTGCCATTTATACACCTTCCTCTGGTGGTATCAATCCTTGTTGTTCTAATCTTGTAACTGCATCCTGTGCTCCAGGTCTAGGAGTTCCAGGAGGAACTGACGGACCAGGAGGAGCAGTCGGAGCTACAGGTGGTACACCCATCATAGCATCAGGCATTACTTGAGGGGAAGCAGTTGGACCTCCACCCATACCTGGAAATGGTGGTTGCATACCTTGTGGTTGTGGTGGACCACCCTGTGGTTGTGGTGGAGCTACGCCTTGAGCCATTGCTCCAGCCTGTTGCATCATCTGTGCCTGTTCCATTCCTTTAACTAAGAATAATCTTTCAAGTTCACCTTGATAGAACTTAGCTAAATCTTCTCTGCCTTGTCTTAAAGCTGCTTGTAACATTGTCCACAATGTAGCTTCAGGTAAAGTTCTTTCTGCTATCTGTGCGTTAATTGCGTCATCCATTTGGTCGGCAGACTGCAAACCAAGTACATGGTCACGTATAAATGTATCTGACAAGAGTGGGGTTTGTCCTTCTCGTGCCATTTGTGCCATTGACATCTTTGTCATATCGTCTTGTGGCAACTGACCGATGAATTCTATTTCAGGGTCACCTGCATTTTTGATAGTATCGACTGTTATTTCCTCAGAAAAATACATTCTATTTCTATCTTTACCACTAACTTCAACTGCTTTGTAGGCACCAGTAATATATTGGTCTGAAATCATTTTTGCTATGCACATATATGCACGTTCAAGAGAGTGAAGTCTTGGTTCAAGTTGTGATTCAACGCCTTGTCTTAGTGTATTTATTGCAAATCCTGATAATTGAAATTCTAATTGCCCATAAATAGAGTGTGGTAATCCACCTCTTTGCATTTCACCAGACACAAGTCCCATAAATACGCCTGATTCTTTAGCCATTTCTAACAAACCTAGAGGTTCAACGTCTTCGCCTTGCCCAAGAGCTATCTCTGAGCCTTCTTTATACGGGTCTTCTTCTAGTGTTTTAGTTCCGTCACGAGATTTAACTTTCAATCCTTGTTTTCGTGAACGGGCTGTAAGTTCAAGCATTACGCTCATCATAAAGTTTTGTTTATCAAACAAGTTACGAGTAGATTTATAACAAGATTCACCAAAATCTACCATTGTATCTTGGTTTCTTGTGTCTGTAATTGCTTGAATCATGGGTGTTGAGCCTACTGGTCCAAGAAATACTGGGACTTCATCAGCTCCATGCTTAGTTCTTTTCTTTAATACAGTTGAATCTGTAACAACAATATTATCTTCTTTGTCATAAAAATCGTAAACATCAATAGGTTCATCTGTATCTGAATCTGAACCTACAGTTACGCCATAAGTTAAATTAATTTCTGACGGTGACTTTTTAGATTTATAACAAGCCCATGACAACCCATCAGGACCTTCTCCCCAATAAGTATGAAGTGGGTCCCATGGTTGAATATCAACATAGGTATCGCCATCTTTATTCTTAACGAGTAAGGCTCTGCCTGAGTACCAGCCACGTAGAGTTATGTACCAAGCTAGTTGTTGTCTTACTATTGGCTGTAATCTTTTAGTTAGTCTTTCATCAGCAGATGTTAGGATACCAATTAAAAACTTTTCTTTAGCGTCATTATTTTCTCGTTCTTCTCTTTCTGAATTGTTATAAGGTATTCGTACAACCATTTCAGCAGAAGTCATCCAAGAAATAAGTTTATCTGCATATACCATAGGTTCGTTTGAGGTGTAAGACTGGAAGCCTTCTCCTGCGTCAAATTCTTCTAATCGGTATAGTTTATAGTCATCATCCATACGGGTACGCATAGGTTCTGTTAAGTCGTAATGATTATCTACTAGCGATATAATTTCTTCTGCTTTGTAATTAGCCATTTACCATTGCCTAACCTTTATAATTTTATTATCGGTAATATAGCCATACCCATAACGATTAATTAATCCGTAAATTACTGCTTTAACACCATGATTGTATCTATCTTCAGGTGTTTGTCCCACAATATTACCATCTCTATCCATCTTCCATCTATAGGAACGAGTTTGTCCATCAAAGGGATTTGGCTTAACACCGAATTCTGACAATATTCCTTCACACTTTGGGTTAAATACTATCATAGGTTCTGTTTTAGATACTGGGTCGGTCTTTAAAAACGACTTTAATCTTTCAGTTCCTTCGTTAATTCTTATTTTTTGTGAGTCAAAATAGATACCTGTTCGTTCTAACCAGACTTCTGCAGGGGCAGCCATAGCTTGGTGTTGATAACCTGCGATATCAATAACTCCGAACTGCGCATCTCTCCACCAGGGTCTTGATTGTGCTATATCTATAATTTCATCTGTAACCAGATTCCTTTCATAGATTTCATCTATCACTCTTACTTGGTCATTAACTATTTGTACTATTTCACAGGCGTATGCTTCTGAGTAACCAGGGTCTATCCATATATGTACAGGTATATCTGGTTCGTATTCTACGTCACGCACATGAATGTCAGCTCTTAGTTCATTGAATACCAGACCTTGTGGTGGGCTGGGTATACCTTCTATTCTTTCTAGGAAGAAATCATCAGAACTAGCTCGTTCTAGTGCTAATATTTCTGGGTCTTGTCTACCACCTGGATATAAATACTGGTTAGAGTAGCTGGGTAATGAGAACGCTTGTTCATCTACTGATGCTGAGTGTTGCCATGACTGGTACATTTGTGGATACCAGCCAAGTGAGCCTTCAAAAGTACCAGCTAAAAACATCCAACCTTTCTTTGGAGCACATCTTCCACGTAATCTGTGAAAAGTTTCGAGGTCTAGCTGTGATGCTTCGCAACCAATGATGCCATTAGGTGCTCTCATAGCTAGTGTTCTTGGGTCTTTAGCAGACTTTGTTTCTATTCTTGTGCCGTCTGCGAGTACAATTCTACCTGGGTCTACTCTTTTAGTTGATTCTTTTAGTAGTCCTAGTGTAGCGAAGTCTTGTACGAGGTATTCAAACTCAGCTCTGGTACGTTCGTAGTCGGCAGCAACTAGCCAGAACAGACCTTGTCCATCTGTTTCCAGGAATCTACCTAATAAATATTTAGCTGCAACCATAGATTTACCAGCTTGTTCACCACCAGCTACTAGGATAAATCTTTTTCTTGACCTAAGTATTGGCGATTGTAATGGAGTTGGTTTAAAGTCTACTTTGTCATAAATAAAATCAGCTAGTTCATTAACAGATACGTTGCTGTTATTTTTCTCCACTTTTGCCTCTTAATATATCTTCTGCTTGTTGTTGTGCTGTTTTAATATCAACACTTTCGCTTTCATCAAACTTAATACCTCTAAATTTAGTCTTAAGTTCTTTCATAATATCTTTAGCAGTCTCGTCATTTACCTGTGCGTTGTCTTTATACTTATCAGGTAGTAGACCTTTGAGTGCAAATATTAAAAGAACAGGATTAGATTTAGGGTCTTTAGCTCTTTGAAACAGAGTTTGTTCTATTTCTTCTGCGAAATCATCTTTAACGTCATTAAATCTGGTAACAAAATCAAACTTATCATCTCGTTTCCAGCGTTTGTAGGTACTTCTACCTATACCAGTCTTCTTACATGCGTGTGTAATCGTACCTAATTCTTCAAATGCTTCGAGAAATAAATCTTGTCTAGCTTTAATAGCTTCAGGATTGTTGCCTGGCATATCGGGGACAGCGTTACTAGCCATTAATAACCTACCTTTTCATAGATTTTTTCTTATTTTTCTTAGGAGGTCGTCCTCTTTTTGAGCCGTATGTTCCTTTTCCTTTAGGCATTATCTTTTTCCTTTGGCTGTTTTAGCCGATTGTTATTTACCTTTAGACTTCTTAGCTTTGTTTCTAGCACTAATAGCTCTACCTTTTTGTCTGGCATCAGCAGAAGAGCTTGCACCCCATGCTTGTAATGACTTTAATTTACGAGTGGGTTTACCTTTAGAGTCTTTATCGGGTCCTTTGGAAGCACCCATCCTAGCTAAGAAAGAAGCTCTGCGTGGATTATCTCCTGATTTAACGGGAGCTTTTAACGTTCCACCAGTTTGTTTCTTATAAGATGCCCGACCTTTCTTGTTGAGTCCACCTTTAGGATTTTGTCCAGCCTTTCTCGTCCAAGCTGCAGATTTATATTTCTTTGCTGGCATTAATATCTCCAATATATGGGTTCACCATCTCTCATTATAAGATACCATATATGTTTATTCTTACATTTGTATTTAAATTCACGTTTATGGGAATATCGTTTTGTCCTACACCTATATTTGCAATTATCATAGGGACAATTCATCTCATATCTAAACGCCTGGTTACCATAACCATTAGTAAAAGTCATAAGATAAACAGTTTTGGCGTGGTAAAGAGAAACCTGACCCTTTTTACGAATTAAAATAGTCGCATGTTCATGTGAATCACTATATTTATTTCGTTTAATCTTATAAGTTGGAGCAGTTGAATAGTCCGTATAACCACAGATAACACATTTGTTACCGTCATCACTAGAAATAGTTGCCCCTAAACACTTACTACAACCTCTTACCGTAACCATAAAAATGATGTTAGCATAAACTCGGTGGAAACGGAAACTAGAGCGTGGTGCTTTGCCTCACCACCATTGACCATTTCGTGCAGTACGTTGCTCTAGACTAATCTGCGTTCTTTCCACCACCCCTAGTTGCCCCCATGTGATACAATAGCCACGAATCATAGTTACCTCCTATCAACTATTGATTCTCTTAACTTAAGCCTTATAGGACTATATCACCAGTCTTATAAGGCTTTTTCTTATTACATAATAATTCAGTAATAATTCTTCCCTTGACAATATTTATTTGTTATTTGTATAATTTAATCCCCAGTAACTAATACTAATAAAGTTAATAAAAAGAAAGAATAGAATAGGATAGTTACTAAGATACTAGTAACTAGTTACTATACTATTCTTTCTCTTTTTGTATTTTTTAAAATATACAGTACCAATAATCCCAGAACCCAGAAACTATCCCTTCCTCTTTTATAGAAATTAAATATATACGGGTATAGACCAATACCCATCCCCCAAATACAAGACCCACCGCACCAAGATGATGTTGTAGTCACTGTCGTTCCTGTTGTTAGTGGGTGGGTTATTTTTTTTATAGGAACTTTTTTTCATGTATTTAAGTTACTATATTCCTATTCTGGTTATTCTGTTCACATTCAAGAATCATAGATTATAGAATATTCACAGGAAATATATTTCAGTAATTAAATGTGCAGTATTTAAGTTACTATATCTATATTCTGTTATTTATATTCATGTATCTGCGTTGTAGGTTCTTTTTGTATTAGTGTCGTACATTTCATTAATTACTATTCCCGTATTAGGTATCAAGGTTATATTTTCATGTATTAAGGTTCTAAGGTTTTGTACTATTTAGCTAATTTTGAAATAGAGCTTTAAAATTAATTTATGACTGTTAGTACCTTAATTCAATATAAATGGCTCTATGAAATATGGTCATTTTCTATGTTGTTTATTCATACACTTTTGATGGTATCTGTTAGGTTCATACAGCAACGCCAACCATTTAATATATTTTGCTGTTTAATTATTTATTCTGTGTCTCTGTACGTCTGTATTTTCAAATGGCTCATTATTCTATTTTTAAATACTATTTTGCACCAGTGTATTATGTTTTTTAATACTGTTGAATAGTCACTTTTTAATGCTATTTTTTACCTAGTTTTGGATTTTAATATCTGTAAATCGTGCCTAAAATGCTATTTTTTCGCCTCCAGTGACCCTTGAATCACTGTTTTAGACTGTTTTTTTCAATATTGCTCTGAATATTTGTTAATTCGTGCCTAGCTATTGTTTTTTCAAGCATTGTTATTTGTTGACTTTTATGTATATAATTATTTCACAAGAACTGTATAAATAAGCACTTAAAGGATTAAAATCTGATGGCTATCAAATTAGACAAGCTTCAAAGGCAAGACAAAAAAAATCTTGAACTTGAGACGGGTCATACATTTACAGCTCGTGAATACCTTATAAATACAGGTAAATTAAAAGACGAATGGGGCAACCGTGATACGGGAAGCATTTTGAAAAATCGTACATATCAAAATGACGCCTTTTCAGTAGGTTCTACAGTCAATGCTTTTGGGAAATACGCCCAACAGATGGGGCAGAAAAATCATAGAAATCAATTAGCAAGGGGCAGATATAACAAAAAAAGACCCGTTGAAACTTGGAATGATGACTTTTACAAAATGCCAGAATCTAATTATAAGTACAAATCTGGCAAAGGATTCAAGGTGAAATTTTAGAAAAATAACGTTCAATTGAATATTAGGTTCTCAATTTTGGGTCAACCGTTCACCATTAAAGCAATAAGAACACGCCTTTAATA